AAGATACCTACACTGACATTGTAACTGCGCTTGTACAGGTCAAAAGGGAAACTAAGCAGTTGCGAGGTGACTACTTCGACGCAAATGAGTTACTAGATGATCGCGAGCCCGTGAAGGTGGAGGTGAAAAGTGGCAAGAAATAGGCGCGGCGTTGACAACCCTCACGGGAAGGAAGAAACCAAAGCAGTCGAAGAAACCGAAGAGGTTGACAACCTTCAACGTGCGGCCACCGCTCCCGCCCAAGGCATGATGCCTCTTCCCGGTGAGGTCGATCGATACAGGTGGGAAGAACATGACAACCCTAACTGGTCGCCTTTTCGTCTAAATCGAGAAGAAACTGCCAGAAGGGTCACCCCACCGTCAGACGGCCCATCTATAGAAGAAATGGACACCCAGTTTGTAAATGAACTTAGCGCACTCACGACTAAGATGGGTGAACCCCCGGCAGACGATTCGGACGAGATGAAGAGCCTTATTAACCGTGTTTACGGTAGAGTTGGGGGCGCAATCCCTTACTGGTCTAAGTTCAATAAACGATACGAGGACCGCGCCTTCCACGACAGTGAACGTCGTTTTCAATACCCTCACTTTGGGTCTAATCTACAGTTTGAGCGTCCGGCTGGAGATCGTTATACGATTGAAGGCATAAAGAAGGCGAAAGCCGGAGAAAAGTAACGTATGCCCTCAGAGCCCCGCGACTACAAGAAGGAGTACCGCCAGTTTCACGGCAAGCGTGAGCAGATTGCGGCGCGTGCTGCCCGTAACAAGGCTCGTCGCGAAGAGGGCCTAAAGAAAGGCGACCCCCGCGAAGTTGACCATAAGAAGCCTTTGAGCAAGGGCGGCTCCAACGGGAAGAGCAACACCCGTGTTGTCTCGAAGAAAGAGAACCGGAAGAAGTACAATGGCTGATAAGGGGAAGAACGAGAATCTACGTAAAGCGGTACGTAGTGTTGACAATCCCCTTATGCCTGTACCGGGCGAAGTTGACTATTACATGCGGGAAGAAGAAGAGGCCAAGGGTAAGCCGACTGTCGCGGAACAGTACGGGGAAATCAAAGTTCCTGCCCGAGAAAAGAGGTTGCGTGAAAGTGTGGCCCGGACGGCTCTTGTCCCTGCTCCGTCGATTGACGATCCTCTTAACCGAAACCTGATTGGCGTAGGCTTGACCGAGTTGGCTACGGATTCCATAGCAGGAAAGGTACTCGGGGCCGGTCTGGGCCTAGTGGGTAAGATGGGCAAGGGAGTCCCGCTCGATGATGTCATGACCACAAAGAAGGCCGCAACAAAGGCTGATGCGCCTGCGTCATTGGCGGCAGAGGAAGAGGAGTTCTTCAAGCGCCACGCGGCGACCCAAGGCGGCAAGAGCCAGTGGTTTACCAACAACGAGGTAGTTGAAGAAACTCCTGAGTTTAAGAACTTCTCCAAAGGACTTCGCGTCCGTGACGCAGGTACCCCCGACCTAATCGATGACGAGGGTGCCGTTATACGGGCGTTTCACGGCACAGGCGGCAAAATCATCGGCGGAGAGTTCTGGGTGGACTCCGAACTTGGGGCCCACTTCGGGACACCCGCAGCCGCAAATGCCAGAATCAAGTATCTCCGAGATGTCTCCCACGATATGCCTCAGTCATTCGGACGGATGATTGACGACCCCACACATGGTGGTATGACATACCCTGTGTATCTCCGTATGGAGAAACCCTACCGGATGGAGGACTTGGGAGATTGGAACCCAAGTCAGGTTGTTAAAGAACTCACACAAGATCCCGACTTAGACTTCACAAAGTGGCCTAACGGAGCCGAAGGGCTTGTGGATGACGTAAAGGTGGGGGGCGACTTTGAGCCCATTCAGGAGTTTCTTAAACGAAACGGGCACGACGGCGTTGTTTACGTGAACCGCATTGAGGACAAGGGGGCGGACTCCTACATCGTTTTTGATCCCCGGCAAGTTAAGTCGATTACCGGGAACGTAGGAGACTACGACCCCATGAACCCGGACCTAAGCAAGGCCGCAGTGCTAGGAGGGGCCGCCACAGCAGAGGCGGCACGTCGGTCAATGTCAGGAGAAGCCGAATCAAAACCACGGGGCGTCGATAACCCCCACGGGGGCAAGTGATGGCTGAGAAGAAAAGCAGGGTCAATGAGGCGGGCAACTACACTAAGCCTATGATGCGGAAGCGGCTGTACGCGGCTATCAAGGCTGGCGGGAAAGGCGGTAAGCCGGGACAATGGTCTGCTCGCAAAGCACAGATGTTGGCTAAGCGTTATAAGGAGAAAGGTGGAGGGTATACTGACTGATGGCGAAAAAGAAGTCACAAGAATCCCTCTCTCGTTGGTCCAAGCAAGACTGGACCACTGCGTCTGGTAAAAAAAGTCAAGATACGGGAGAAGTCTACGCCCCCAAGAAAACGATCGACAGCCTTAGGGGGAGTATGAAGTTGAAACGCGCAAATGCAGTTAAACGAAAGGCCCTCAAGGAAGGTCGCCAACATGCTCGCCACGGACTACATAAGGGTAAGAAGAGGTAAGCATGTCAAACAAGCGCGGTATTGACAACCCATACGGCAGCAAACCTCGCAAGGGCAAGGCGAAGGTTAAACGCACTGCGTCTGGTAAGAAAGTGTCGTATGGTCAAGCGGGCAGGGCCAAAGGTGGTGGCCCTAGAGTTAAGCCCGGTACGTCAAAGGGTGACTCGTATTGCGCCCGTTCCGCTGGTATCAAGAAGAGACTTCCCGCCTCTAAACGAAATGACCCCAACACGCCCAACAACCTGTCGCGTAAGCGGTGGAAGTGCAAGGGCGACAAGAGCACACGAGGCTAGCGATGAAGAAGAAACTAAAGAAGCTAAGCGGTGAACTGGACGGAGCGTCGGCTCTGCACAAGAAGCAATCCAAGGCTCTCGCCAAGTCGTCTAAACTGCACAAACGACAGGCGAACGACCTTAGGTCGATACGTAACCGTGCTGTAAAGAAAGCTCTTAGTAAATGAGCCTGCCCGAGGATGATGAGGTTGCTGCCCTAGAGGCATTGCGTGACCCTTCCATTAGTCTGCGTGCCTATGCGAAGATCATCGATCAACGCACAGGTGATGAACACCTATACGACCCGTTTGCGATTACGAACAGACTACAGGAAACGGTGGTGTCCTACTACTCGGACCCGCCCGAGACAGACACGGGACAGGTCAAGTGGTTGACCCTCCTCGGCTATCGTCAGGGGGGCAAGAGCCTTACGGCGGAGCTATGCGGGTACGTCAAGTCTGCATACACGCCCGGACACGATCACGTCTGTATCGCAGATAATCGTGACCGAGCAGAGTATCTCCATCGTCGTATCCACTTAACGCATAGCAGATGGCCAGAACCCGTGCGGGCACGGACGGTGCCGAATCGAGAGGTCCGCCAGTTGACTTTCCAGCATGGCGGGAAAATGCGTGTTCTTTCAGGCGAATCTGGTGCTGTAGGTATTGGACAGTCTCCTGACTCGTTTCACGGTTCAGAGCTTCCGTATTGGCGAAATGCTGGTCATCAGTTTTCAATGATCTATCCTTCCATGATTAATAGGGATCACTCCCAAGTGCTGTTGGAGTCTACGCCATGCCCGATGAGCGAGCCCTCTGCCGAGTGGTGGAGAGATCACTGCCGGGACGCGAAGATGGGTATGGGTCGGTGGGTCTATGCTTTCTTTCCTTTCTGGGACGGGGCCCTGAACCAGAGGCGGTGGCCCGAAAACTCGGCCCTCGAACTGGAGGAGATCGCACTTCTTGAGAAGTACGGACCTAAGGGCCTCAAGAAGGAGCATCTGGCTTTCAGACGATTGATGATTGAGACTGACGCAGAGATCAGAAAGAACCCGGACTTGTTCCGAGTCTACTACCCGTTCGACGATATTACTTGTTGGATCGCATCGACGGGCTCTGTCTTTCATCCGAGTCTCCTAAAGAAACACCAAGAGCGCGTTCTGGTACCATGGCGTGAGCCCTACATGGAGTACGAACAGCCCGAAAACGGCGCGGTCTACGTCATGGGCGTTGACCCCGCAGGATACGCTGCCCGAGATCACGCGGCTTTTCAAGTTCTGAAAGTGTACGATGGGGAATGGACTCAAGTTGCTACCTTTGGTGGGGTCACTGACCCCGTGCTCTTTGCTAAGAAGATAAACACTATTGGCAAAAAATACAACAATGCTTTAGTTGCAGTTGAGAGCAACGGCGTTGGAGTGGCCACACTGGCGCTTTTAGAAGACATGGGGTATCCCAATCTTTATTACGAACGTGCGTATAAGCCCGGTGTTGCGGCGACAACTAAATCGGTTTCTATGATGTTGTCATACCTACAAGATGCCTTGAAAGATGAGTTAATCCTGTACGACGAAGATACCGTAGGTCAACTGGGGTCTTACCGCGAAGACAAGCGTGTTGAGCGTACTGTTTCTGCGGAGATGCTACACTCGGGCAAGCCCGGTAAGCGAAGGGCGCGACATCACTGGGATAAGATTTCGGCGTTGCAGCTTGCGTGTCTCGTCGCCCGACGTGCTCCAAGGCGGTATAAGGGCGGCACTGCCCCCGAGGGCATGGAAAACGTCTTGCTCTTTAGGGACATGTCCTATAATCAGGTTCAAGCTCACCGGAAGGAAGTTGCTTCCGGCAAAAAAGGCCGCCAGAAGTACCGGCGAAGTCGGTATAAAAGGAGGAAATAATGGCTAAAGATAGGTCGTATAGTCCCATGCGGAGCGTACAAAAACGGCTGCGGGAACTAAAGAAGAAGGAATCTCCGAGTTTCCGGTCTACGTTCGACAAACCCGAACAACTGGACATGGACGTAGAAAGGATTAAAAGAGAAAGCGAAGAAGGAGTTTCCTGATGGCGGAAAAACAGTTCGGCGGTGATTCTACGAAGAGGGCGGCATACAAAGCCTTTGCCGATGCGGACCCTATGGGGGACCAGAAGAAGCGCGACGAGGAAGCAGAGAAGCGCCGCGCAAGTGGGAAGAAGCCTACAACTAAAAAGGCCGCTCCCACCACTTCGGCAACAGAGAAAGAGGCCGAGGATAAGATGGACCCTATCGCTGACCAAAAGAAGCGTGACGCGGCTGCGGACAAAGAGCGTACCGCTCGCATGGACGCTTCGGACAAGGCTAGAGAAGAAGCCAGTAAGACACGAACTTCTGGTATCCGCAAAGAAACATCTGCGGAGGCCAAGAAGGCTGCGCGTCAAGATAAAAAGGGAGCTACGGAAGCCTCCTATTCGACGAACGAGGGCGCAAAGGCTGCCGTAGAAGACGTGGCCGAGTCGGTTGCCGGAACGGTCAGCGGCGCGGCACCTGCGAAGACGATTAAGCCTGCGGGACGCGTCGAAGAGATGAGTCTCCGTCAGCTTCGGGAGCGTGAACGCGGCGCTGGTGTTGGTGGACTCCTTGGTATGGGAGGCGCTAGAGGCGATGTGCGTCGAGGTATCCGTCAGGGAACTATCCACACCGAAGGGGGCCAAGAGTCGTTGGCCGAACTACAAGAAGCGCGTGAGGCCCGTCAAGATGCACAGCAGGCTAAGCGAGAGGCACGCGCCGTGCTGCGTGGGGGCGAGTACACTCCGCGCACTCCGAGCGACCCCGGTGGTTTCCGTGCGCTGGCACAAGATGTCGCAGGCCGAGCGTCAGCAGCCGGGGATGTTTTGACAGAAGCCAAGGCCCCCGCACCCGAGCCCCGCGCATCCGAGGTCGCTCCCAAGGCCACTCCTGACCCCGTAAACCCATATTCGACGGGGGATGGGGGGTACTCTGAAGACCCTGAACTTGAACTTCCTCCTGTATCTCGTATTGACGAGGCACAGTTCTCTGAAGACCCTGAACTTGTTCTTCCTCCCCTTGAACAGTCATACCCTGTAGAGGATACGGAACTTGCGGGGGGAGTCGCAGAAATCATCGGGAACCCAAGTGATGGATCCTCTGTACTTGATACCTTGGTTAATCAGTCTGAAAGGACATTTCCTCCTGAAAAACTCCGTTCTGCCGTCTTAGCAGGTCGGATTAGCGAAGAAGAGGCTGCCAAGGTTAGTGAGCTACTACAAGACGCAGGATACACGCCCGTCCGTCGAAGTGAGGCTGACAACGACATGCCAGTCGCTCTCTTTACGGAGAGGCGACGTGGTTTACGTGTACCACGGGTGGAGATTCCCCCCTACTAAGAAGAGAGGACGACATGCCGCTTACTGGCAAGAGTATCCAAGGGATTATTCGTACACACAAAACCAAGTCTCGTACCGAGAGAGAGCGGTGGGATAGGTGGCGTGCGTGGTACGCGTCTGAGTATTGGGGGGCAAACTCCGAGCAGCCCTCTGGGTCTACACCTATCGGTGGAGATATGTCTGAGGACATAACTTTTGAGACGAACTACCCATACGCATTTGTAGATACGATGATTGCGAATGTGTGCCCCCAGAACCCGAAGGTAACGGTCATGGCGAGGCGAGATGAGCTTCGTCCTGCGGCGCAGTTTCGGGAGGCGCTGATTAACGACACCTTCCACCGCAATGATCTCCACCAGTTAATGTGGAAGACGGCGACTAACGTCTCTATCTGTGGCCGAGGCTTCCTCAAGGTGGTCTGGAACTTTAGGCGCAATACTTCAGAGATTTTTGCGGTAGACCCTCGCTTTGTCTTCTTTGACATGTCTGCCGCTAAGTTTCGTGACACGCGGTACCTTATCGAGGTGACTGTGCTGACACAGGCGGAGTTCAAGTCTCGCGTTGAGGCTGACGAAGAAGGTAAGTCTACATACAATGCCAAGGTGGCAAAGAAGGCAACCTTCGGAGGCTACCCCGCGTGGCTCAAGGACAGCACCCGCAACAAGGGCATGATGAACGAAGCATCCACAGATGTGTACAAGTGGGTCACCGTTTACGAAGTCTATGACTTTGAGGGCGAAGGAAGGTACTTCCACTTCCTCGATGACGTGGAGGAGCCCCTTTTTGCTGGAGAGTTGCCGTACCGACATGTGCGGAACCCGTTTATCCAGTTGACGTTCAACGAGAACATGACCGATCTCGGAGGTCTGTCGGACGTGAAGTTGATTCGCTCCCTACAGGAACGTCTCAATGAGATTGATACGCTGGAACTCTGGCACGCCCACACATCCACTCCTGTGATGTTGGTGAACACGGCGCTGACGGACAACCCAGAAGACATCATGAGTGCCCTCCGCGATGCCAACCAACCGGGCTCCATGATTAAGATCCAAGGCAAAGCAAACGCCCCTCTTGGCGACATCATCGGGCAGACACCTATTCCGGCGATCTCTCCTTCGTTTGCCAATATGCGAGAGCGGTGCAACGGGGTCATCGAGTTTATCTTAGGTATCCCCCAGTACAGCCGGGGCGTCGTTGGTGTGGCGGACGTAGCAACCGAGGTTGCCCTTGCGGATACTGCAACCCGGACTCGGAATGGTCGGCGTATCAAGCAGGTCGAGGACATGGTACGGGACGCAGCCGACCGCATTGTCGGGCTGTACGAGGAGTTCCTTCCAGAGGAGACGACACTTCCCATCCGCTTGACGGATAGTAAAGAGGTGTTGGAGGTCAACCGAGAGACACTACGTCTGTTGGACAACCGAGATCCAGAGCAGGAGCCGCTGGACTACGACTATATTGCGATCCCGTACTCGCCTACCGAGAACCATCGTCTTGTCCAACTTCAGAAGTTGCAGCAGTACCTGCCGCTCCTTCTTCAGTCGCAGGCGGTTGACCAAGAGAAACTCATTATGAAGTTGCTTGACCTGCTTCAGATGAGTGACGTTCTTTCGACAGCCCAGCCCCCCACACCTGCACCACAGGCCCCACCCGGACCCGAGCAGGGCATGATGCCCGGTATGCCTCCGGGCGCGGACCAAGCTGGTGGTGAGGATAATATCGCAACCGGCGCACTACCTATGGGAACCGAACCACCTCCGGTTCCTTTCCCCGCAGGCGGTCCCGGTTCACCTGTATAGGAGAAATGATGGAAGGCAAAAACCGTAGTCTGCACGATGCCGTGGCAAGCAAACTAATCGGTGAAATCCGAGGCGAGAAGATGAAATCGCCAAAGAAAAAGAAGAAGACGAAAAAGAAGTATGACTGATAAGCAAGATAGAAAGGACAAGGCGAAGAAGACCTTCAAGAAAATCTTGAAGTATCTTGGTGAGTCTGTTGTCCCTATTTTGGTAGCCGGTTTGTTTAAGGTACGGAAGCAAGGGAAGAAGTAATGCCTGTCTATGATTTTAAGTGCCCCGATGGGTGTGGGTACTTTAACGACATCTTTGTTCCTCTAAGCGAACACGGTAAGACAACATGCAACTCCTGTGGCGCTCTGCTTGAGACGGTCATCAGTGAAGTGGCTCTCGTGGGACCGATGCCATCAAAGCCCTTGGTTGTTGACCAAGTGGGCCGCAGTTTTGAATCTACAAGTGAGTTCAATGAGTACCAACGAAAGAACCCAGATTGTGCTGTTGTCTCTGCTGACTCTACTCATTGGCGGCAACATAAAGACGCGGCCCGAGAGAAGGTTGAGTCCCGAGCCAAACGACAAGGCTTTAAGGATAGAGAGCATCAAGTAAAGTACATCAAGAAAGAACGCGCTAAACGCAGCGGAAAACTTGACAAGAAGATTTTTATTCACTAATCACACTCAAAGGAGTTTCCTATGCCTATGATGGACGAGCTTTTGGAAAAACTAAAGATGTCTCCACCGGAGACTCCTGACGAACTGGAGTCGATGCTGGACGAAACTGGCTACGAGTTGCTCGCCAAAGAACCGGGCACGGATGTTCCGGGGGAAGCTGATGAAGAAGAAGTTGAAGAAGAGGCTCCAGAAGAGGCTCCAGAAGATATGGGTCCAGAAGAAGGGCCTGAGGGAGAGGCCGACGAAGGCATCGACATGCTTCGTGAGATGGCCGGGGCCCCTGTAGGGGCGGGAGATAGTGGAATGTCTCCGCGCATGAAGTTGCGTGTGACCACGATTAAGGCGGCGAAGAACGCCGTTGACAAGGACAAGAAGCAGAAATCTAAGTGAGAGAGGACCGATGAGTATTGAAGATATTGAAAGCGCCGAAGGCGCCGAGGTTGAGGCGGAGGCCCCTGCTGTAGAAGTCGATTCTGCGTCTGTAACTGATGATGCGCCTGTAGCTGAGGTTGCGTCTGATGATTCTACGGACACTGCGGACTCCTCTCTCGTCGCAGAAACAGAAGATGAAGACACCGCTACGGAAACGGCGGCCTCCGTCTCTTACCCTTCAGCGGACGAGTTTGGGTGGGATGATTGGGACGGGACGCATGAGGCCCTGCCCGAGATGCTTCATCCTTGGGCGGCTAAGTTTGGGGAGTATTACCAGACTAAGATTTCTTCTATTACAGAAGACTTAGGTGAGACAAGGAAAATCTACGAAGCCATTATGAAGGGGGAGGAGGACCCTCGCATTGCGGAACTTCAGGCGGCCTCTACCGAGTGGGGAGATAAGTTCTCGTCCCTAGAGGGCCGTCACGAGGCATTACAGAGAGAGTATGAAGACTACCAGAAGGTAGTTGACCAAGCAATCGAAGAAGAAGCAACGATGTACGTCGAGTCGTTCAAGCAGGCACATGCTGACCTGTTTGACGACGATAAGTTGGCGGACGTATTTGCAGGTCTTCTCGAAAATGGATGGACGCTAGAACAAGCTGCGGTCGCTGCGCGACTACCGAAGAATGTTCTAGCTGTGGCAGAGCAGGCAAAAGCTGACGGGGTACCGGAAGCCTATGCATTAAAGCTAGCCGAGGGGGCGAAGAGCCAACCCGCCAAACCCCGGAAGGGGGCGGAAATCACGTCAGGGGCTACTACACCCGCACGAACACCGGAGCAAGCGAGTCTTGCACCAACTTCGTCTGCGATGTCTCTGAAGGATTACCGTTCGCAAGTTGCGCGTAATGCCTTGAAAAAACATAGGAGTTAAACATGGCTATTTCCCCAGACGTTCTGGCTACTGCTCTCAATGAGCTTATGCCGTCGTACAGTGAAATGTTTGTTAAGTTCCATCCTCTCATGGAAAAAATCATGGAAGGCGGGAACATGGATCGCGCGGCGCTAAAGGGCCCGAAGCGCGAGTTTGCAGTTGTTACTGATGGCCCCGGTACTGTGACGCAGGTCAACACGGGTACCGAGATTATCGCAGGCGGACGTTCGCAGAACGCCCATCGCGGTAATGTCGTTGCACCTCGTTTGATCTACGCGTTTGACGTTCCCGGTAAGGATTTGGCCGAAGCCAATGGTGAGATGGATCTCGCCAAGATTCTTCAGCACTATCCTGAACTGGCTCTGTCGGACTTCCACGAGCGGATTGCGGCTCAGCTTGGTACGGGTGGCTCGGCCTCCGTGGGCGGCTTCGCAACTCTCAACGGAAACCACACTTTCAACCCAGATGGGACCGCACGTCAGGGCTTCATCCGCCCACTGTCTCCCACAGATCAGGTCGCCGCAGGTTTGTCGGTGCATGGTTTGAATCAGGGTACCGTGTCGGGCTGGGCTAACCAGTACCAAGACATCACCTCGTTCGCAGTGAACGGTCGCTCGCAGATGCGTAAGGCTTACTTTGCCGCTTCGCGTCAGGGCAAGACCCTCGGACCTGTGGACCTGATGATTGGTGACGAAGGTTCGTACCTGAACTACATCGAGGACTTGGACGACCAAGTTCGCGTGGTGAAGGTCGAAGGCGACAAGGCTCCTCCTGTCATCCGACAGGGCGTGAAGTTCCTCGACGCTGACTTCTACCTCGACGATGCCATCGACGTGACCAACACGACCACGATGTCCGCTGCACAGCAGGACGGCGTGATCTACGGTCTCAAGACTCCGACTTGGTACTTGTTCACTCTTGGCCACGATGCCGCACGGGAAACGAAGGGCGACTTCGCCGTTCGCGGGCCGTTCCGTATCCCCGACCAAGACATCTACCGCTACGAGATCGTGTTGATGATGGGTATGCATACCAATCAGCTTCGCTCCAACTTCATGATCACAGGCGGCGGCACGCCGTAATAGGAGGTTATCATGGGATTTACAGCAGCGGGCATTAGCCCAACTACCATTACAACCACGCAGCAGGCCCCACTGGGCTTTAAGCTTACCGTGCCTGACGGCGATAACGGCAACAAGGTCTTCACATACGTGAAGGCCGCTGTCGAGATCGGCGCAGGACTTGCCTGTGCAAAAGGCGAGGTGGCTGACAAGTCTGGTTACGGAGCGGTGCTTTTGGGCACTGCGGCAATGTCGGATAGTCGTTATGTGGGAGTGGCACAAGACACGATCGCAAGTGGCTCATACGGCTTTGTGTTGACCCGTGGCAAGGGTAACGCAAAGGTCAACTCGGAATCGGCGGCGTCTGACGAACTTGTCATGCACTCTTCTGGTGGCGAGTTGGACGATGCGGGCGCAGGTGACTCCAATGGTCCGGTTGGTAACGTGCTTGGCACGACAATCGCGGCAGGCGGAACCGGCGCGGTTTACCTCAACTTTGCTGGTTAGTAGATGAATCTCAAAGAGATTCGGACTGCGATGTTTGCTCAGGTGGACTATTCTCCGAATAGTTCACCTGAAGCAATCACGCGTGTAAACAGCTTCATCAACAGGGCCTATAACCAAATGGCACTGGAAGCTCCGTTTCTCTTCTTTGAGTCTAAAGTTTATCTGGCTACAGAGCCAGATTCAAAATCCTTGTCCGACGACGATACTGTTAGCATCGTGCAAAGCAGTATCGGCGTCGAACAAGTTGAGCCTTTTACTTTTAAGACGGACTACACCACGGTCCAACAAGCGGCCTCTCCCGCAACTTTGACCGATTGGAAAACCGATCGATCATGGGATGGTCGGGCGATTGAGTTCACCACCTCGGGTGGAACCCTCGTCCACAATCAGATCAGAGCCGTGTGGAAAAACACGGCTGACAACAAGATTTATTTCACTTTGCTCCGTCCCTATGACAAGAGCTTTGGAACCACGGACCTGAAGTTCCGCGTATACACCCCGTACTACGCGCTACCCGACAACTTGGTTGAACTCAAGTCCGCACGGCTGCGGGACGTTACGAATAACTACCCCCTCGATATTATGGGTCAGCAAGAGGCCGAAGAGCGGCAGCTAGACGGGCCCGATAGTCAGGTGGCCTCGGGCATCCCTCGCCTTATTTTTCGCCGGGGACACGAGAGAATGCGCGGCCCAACCGTACCTCCCGTTGCAACACTAGACACACGACTTGGCTCGGGTGCTGCGGCTGACTCGTACAAGTACCCTTGGCTCG